ATCATTAGATTTCCTGGACCGATTCCACCTATGTTATTTTTAAGTACAGATAAATTAAAACTCCACTTACTTACAACATCTAACTCATCAAGTAATTCAGTAATGTTATTTGTTACTGCATCTAATTTTTGTGCAGGTAGTCCTGACTTATGCTTATCAATAAGTCCTGTAATAAAATTAAAGTCTGCAGGTTTACCATTAAATATTTCAGTAGCTTCTATTGCAATTTTCTGTGCAACATCTCTCTCAATTAATATTTTTATAATGTCATCTGCTATTTCTTTTGAGGGTTCTTGAGTTTCTTTTATATCTTCAAGCAATTCACTGAACTGTTCCTTAGCTGCTCGGGTTAGTGCAGGATTAAATACTGCAGTATGTAGGGAGTATAACTCATCAAGACTTATGTTAGCATCATACTTCTCATGTGCTTTTTGAATGGTGTCATACAAAGAACCAAAGCTACCTTGAAATACATTACGAGATACTTGACCTTTATACTCTGCATAAAAATCTTTGTTGAGCATTAGTTTTATTATTTGTTTCTCAATCATTTTTGTCTATTGCTTTCTGCGATTCTAATTGTTCTTCTAGAATAGCTGTTATTGCATTAATCTTTTCTTCATCTCTTTGTGACCATGTAGCAGTATTTAATTCTATAATATCATACCTCCACTCTCTCCAGTCATCTACTATTTCTTGCATCATTGTACTAGTCATTGAACATCTCCTCTATTTCTTTTGTTCCGTAATATTTTAAGTCATCTTCTAATACTTTAACATGAACATTCTTAATACCATAAGATTTTAATTCATTAGCAATAGCAAATGATTTTGTTGTCGCATCTCTATCTAAACCTATATACAATTTCTTGTACTGTGTCAAGTGTTTCTTGTGAGATTCTTTTAATGATGTACCCATTAAAGCTACACCTGTCAATACATTAGATACTGCACAAGCAGAGGCACAATCCTCTACAAGAATAGCCTCCTTGTGTTCTATTAAACCACAAGCAAATGGTACATCTTTGTTACCATACATATACCATTTAGGATATACTCTAGAATTTAATCCTCTACCTACTGCACCTACAATCCTATCTGTCTTTGGATCTTTAACACAGAAGACTACTCTGTTCTGTGCTATGTCAAATTTTATTGTAGCCCTGCCCCAACTCCATGCCTCCCAACAATTATTTTTATGTAGATACTTCATAGCTTTATCATCTGAGTATACAGTTGTAAAACTATCTGGCATTTCAAATGGTGCATCACTTATTTTATTTTTACTATTGAATGTAGAGTTTACATAGTTCATATCTTTTTCTCCCTTGTACTTACCCTTAGCTTTACATGACGCATGAAAGCAAAACCAATTTATATTGTTGGTAGCTGTGTCTATTGATAGAGTATTTTTACCATGACAGAAAGGACAATCCATTCTTATAGATGTATCTGGTGGAATGAATAGTCCTTCTATTACTTCTAACTGTTGCTTATAATTCAACGTGCATTTCCTCGTATGTTATTGTATACTTTTCTTTATTATAAAAACTATCCGATTCTATTTTCATTAGCCCCTCATTTAAATATTCAGCAACTGCATTCTCAATCATGTCTAGTGTTGGCTCATAAGGAAAAGGTATCAATGCCTTAGCATCTATACCTAATCCAAATATTCTTACTTTGTATTTTTTCATCATGATTCTCCCTATCAGATTTATGTGTACTTGTCAAGTACTATTTATCTTTATTAGTTATTATGTGTTTAATTATAGTTGTGGTTGGGTTAAAGCTAAAATCTCTACAGGAAATTAGAAACAAAAAAAAGATAAGGAAGATACTACTCCTCATTATCTTCACTATCGTAGTCATTAAAATCAAAATTAATTACTTCTATAAAACTAGTTGGGTGTCTACCCGTTGTGTATTTTACAGGACATTTGTCTAACCATTCTTGCCATTCATCATATGCTTTTTCTTGTGACATTTTTTTATTCATGTTTACTTTTCTCCTTATCTTCACAGTACTCAGTTAAAAATTGATCAACACTTGAAGCTGTGTCATCATCTATCTCTGTAATAGTTTCATCATACCAAGTACCATCTGGTCTTTCCATTGTTGTAACTATTGCCCAACTTGTACATTTATCTGCCATATTAATGCTCCTTATAACTTACTTGTTTAACTTTATGATTCCAACAGGCACGACAACTACCACAATGACCAAAACCTTTTTCTATTTTTTGATCTCTGTTTAATTTATTAAATGTCTTAACACCCCATACTTTTTTTGTATCATCAGTACGATATGCTAAACATTCTTTACCTACTGCTTTCTTATCTTTATGCACACCAGATGTCCACTGCCAAAACTTAGGTGGTGGGCTATCGACTTTAGTTGTTGATACTCGTAAGCATAAATTTTTTGGTACATCTTTCTCTGTAATCTTATCTATGATCTGATACTCTCTAGTAGCTAACCAATACTTTATATGTGGTGTAAGTTCACACACCTCAAATATTTTCATAAGATGCCCATAAGATTGTATATCACCAGAGTCAAACCAACGGTGAAAACGCCTTGATTTATCTAGGTTTTTGTACTTTTGGGTAATGAGTTCTGCCATATAATCTACCCATTCTGGTAGACCTAGTGCCTCATATCTTCTCTGATACATAGCTTTTACAACTGGGAATACAAAGCAACCTTTACCTGCATAACATTTGCTACAAATAGTACCATCAACCAATGCTAACTTAGCACCTGTTACACAATATTTAATTGGTATACCCCATGCAAACGAGGGCATCTTACTTGGATTAGATAGACTACCTATCTTCTTCTCTATCTCTTTGATTGTTTTCATAATTGTCCTTTGATTAAGTTATACTTTAGCACATAAAGTATGGTGTGTCAACTGATGTGTACTTAGCGAATCGTTTCTTCTCACCTACATAGTAATCTTTGTATGATTGTATATAGTTATCGCACTTGTATTCATCTGGCATACACAAGGGTGGGATTAAAAAGTTTTGATACTCAAACTTATCTTTTATTTTGTCATTCAAACAAATTAAATTATTAAGTATGCGACCTGTCTTATGTATTCTGTTATGATACCTGTGTCTGTATTGATTAAGCAAGTGACCTAACAAATCTATTGACCACATATAATTACCTAATGAATCTCCTACCCATATAGTCATGGGGTGGTGTGGGTATGCAGGTTTGTATAGTTCCTCATCAATACCACAATGCCTTTGATATGCAGTTGATAACATCTGTCCTGTTTCTAATATCATTTTGACTACGTGCTTATCACAATGATACAATGCAGATACCTCTGCACTTTTATCTAAATGAAATATGTTCATATCTTTAATCCTAAGTTTCTTATTGCATACCTTACCTCTGATAACGTTATCTTACCTGTGTTGTAATTGTATGTCAACGTATCATGTAATCGTATTACAGTATCATGCTCTGTACCTGCGAGATCAGAAAAAAATTCACAGTCACTAGACCTAAACCATTCTGTTGCCTGTCGTTTCTCCCTCTCTAATTGTACATCACTTATAGCACCACCTCTAGCATTAAACATTCCAAAGGAATCCTCAAACATAATTTGAATCTTTGCTAAACCTAATTGTTCTTCTGCTGATTTGCTTGCTTGTTCTGGCACGAATGTTTTCAATGTCATAATTTATCTTTCTGTTAATGTGTATTATAGCATAGATGTGACACTATGTCTACTTGGTTTATCTCTTAAAATATGTTATAGTATCGTGTCATCTCAGGGGGGGGTATAGTATACACTAGCCCCCCTACAGATATTAACTTGCTTGATTGGCTATGCCTTGGTGATAGTAAAACATAAAGTCATTAGTCTTTAAAAAGTTCCTAACCTCAAAGTCCCTATCCTCATTATTTCTTATAGGATCTCTCTTAGCAGATTCAATCTTATAATCTCCACTATCTTTTTTACCTATCTTAACAGCACGTTGGTTGTGTGTACTGTAGTTTGTCAATGCATTGTACACATCAAGAAGTGTTGATTTATTTGGGTCAGTTTCTAATACATTATTTAGTAAGTGGTACTTACCATCAGAATTATTAGAGAACTTTCTAAATAACTTTTCAACATCTTGTCTACCTAACTCTACACTTTGGTATACCTCAACTGTATTTTTCATGTTACTAAAAGTTGTGTTAAGATTTTTTAATTTAGTAAATGAATCTTCAAGTTTAAAGTTAAGTGTATGTCTTTTCATAGATGAATCAATATTTTCAAATGATTTCATACCATTTGAGCATACTAATCTTAAGAACATTGACCTTAACTGAAAGATAATTGATGCGTCATAGCTAGATATAACTTCAATACCAAACTTTAACTTATCATTTTCGTTATGACTCATAGAGTAAGTACCAAAATCTCCAGTATCTCCAAACAAAATCCTTAATTTTATGTAGTTTAAGTTTTGTGACACATTAAATTTAATAGATGTATCGCTTATATCTATCTCGTACTCATCTAATGCATTGGATAACCCAGATAATATTTTTTCATAGGGTATCAACTGGTAGTTAGCACCATGCAGGTGTATTGCTTTGTTGTTTGCAGTATCTAGTACAGCATAGCTAGGTTTATTTAGCGTAAATGTACTCTCTACTGAGTTTAATTGACGCAGTTCAACAGGCGTAATGCTCCGTTGATACTGATATTCGTACTGATCTTGTAGTTTTGCAACTAATGCACTCATATGTTTCCTTATTGTTGGGTTAAAAAAAAGGCACTACTAAAATTAATTAGTAATGCCTTTAATATACTATACTATTGCTAGTATGTCAACTGATACCTCTAATTAACTGAGGCTACCTTTGATTGTTCGTATAACATACGAGCCTGAAGCTTCTCATCTCTAGTTAGCTTAGGTTTATCTATGTTATCTAATGCGTCTGCTAGATCATCAATAGAAATTACAACGTCCATACCAATCTTATCGGCAAGTATCTCGTCATCAATCTTCCAGTTGACTTTACTGTGAGAAGCAAACTTCTCTACTTGAGAGAACTTAGTCATAGTCTTTATACCTTGCTCAAATCTATTAACTTTAGCTACAATAGATTCAATCCATTTAGTATGTTTTACGACTACATTTTGCTTGGCTTGTATCATCATCTCAAACTTCTGAAACTCTAAGTCTGAGCATGGGATAGCCCTAGAACGACAGCCACCTGTACCTATAATCTGAAGTACATAACCGTTGTTCCAATCCTCATACATATTACTACCACCTGTCTTACCATTTAGAAAAGAATCATTCTCATTTCTACACGTTGACAGATAGGGATTGTTGTCATGCCTGTGGATATTACCTTCTTTTTTTAGGTCATGCTCAATGTTACAGTCTGGATTAAGTCCAACAGCTTTCATCTCCTCACGATACATAGCATAAGGAAAGTTTTTTCCATTGTTAGAACTGCCACTACCATAACGAGTACCATAAGTTCCATTCAAACTTCCGTCTAACTCAAACGAAAAATGTTTAGACTTTTCTACCTCGTCATTGTATTGATCAAGCACTTTAGGTGCGTCAGTTACTTTGAAATAAAAACAACTATCATTACCTACTGCATTGATAGTGTTATGTTTTCTCTGTAACTCTTGCAAAGTAGCAACATCTTCTAATGGAAATCTACGTTGCACTACTGTTGTTGCAGTTTCAAACGCAGAAGCAATAGAACTTGTAGCTTCTTCTCGTGCTTGGTTGTATTGATCTTTCAATTCAGTTGAAAGACTTTCACAATGTCTACGATAATCGTTAGTCAAAGACTTACGTTTACCTGCATTGAGCTTTATCTCTTTTTGTTCCATGAGTACTCCTCGTTGGTTAGTATTCTATTTGATGATAGATTTTGCATAGTGTTTTTGTTAATCAAAATCTTATCCCAAAAAAAAGACACCACCCAGATGTCTGAGTGATGCCTATATAATATACTAATGTTATTGTTGTGTCAACTAGTCAAGCCAAGTTCAATAGCCAATGGCTTTGCCTCTGAGTCTGACTTACATTGCCAGTCCCTATCTTCTCTTAATTGTTCTGGTGTTTGTGCCTGTTGTTTTGTTAATATATGTTTAACTCCCATAAGTTTGTTAGTTAAAAAATATTCATAATTATTATTGTCGTATGTATTATGATTATAATTATAGTTAGCACTAATCTCCCATGCGTTTTCAACTTCAACAGTTTGTTTAGGTATTATACCTACTGCTGTCATACAAGTAGTTGCATTATCTTTAAACCATTGGTCACGACAACCATTGGTACACCAATACTTCATGTATGGGGTAGCTTTATTAGATTGATAATGTTTATTACCTTTACTACCACGTATTTGATTACTATTTTTTTTATAACAACACTCTTTATTCTGACAAAATAAATCAGCCATTGATATCCCCTTTCTTGATTAGATTTTTAAGAGCAGTAAATTTTACCTTCTCAAACATAACAACTGTTATGCTATCATTTACCTCTAAGTGATTGATTTTATACACTTTTTTACCTACACTAAACCATTTCAAAGTAGCAACAGAAATATTTCTGGGTGCTTTTTTATCTAGGTCATGTGCTAGTATGTACTCGTTAGCATTGGTAGTTCTTTTCTTACCTTGTCGCTTGTACATAGTGCCATCAGTTTGTTTCCAAGTAGAACGATTTACTAAATCAAATCTACCTGTCCGATAATCTCCATTCTTTTTAACAAAACCTGCACGAAACTTCTTCGCTTTAGTCTGTGTCATTAGAGCATGAAGATAATCTGAAACACTACCAACTTGTATGTTTGTTTGTGTCATGTGATCTCCTATTGATTAATAAGAGTATATAATATATGATTTATTTATCTGTGTCAACAGGCTTACAGTAAGTAAGACCTATGGCTTGACCTGTGGGTGTGTATATGTTTTCTTCTATGGTGTGTTCGTGTATGTAGTCATTACATTCTTGATACGTAGTGAACTTATGTTTAACTGTATGGAAATTACCCATACGATTATCTATATCAGTAAATAAAAATAATAATAATTCAATCATTGTATTGCTATAAAGATTAAGCTACCTAACCACACACTCACACAAAAAAAAGGGACTATCCAAATAGATAATCCCTTTAATCTTTTCTTAAATATAACTCTAGCTATTATCCATGTGCTTATAAGCCACACTAATAATGAGAGTATAGCAGTCAATTAATTACCACTACCTTCTACGTTATGATGTTCAGCTAGAAATTCTTGGTGTTCTTTTATTCTTGTTTCATCTAAAGGTGCTGAAACAAATGTATGCTTATCCCAATCATCTGTTTGTATATGCAGAATATAATTAGTTAAAGCATCATTGAGTTTTAATTGAAGTAATTTTAACTCAGTAACTTTTTCTTTATCAGGACTTGGATTGTTTTCTTGCCAAGCCATGATGTTTATAGTGCATACCCTTACTTGCCTACACAATTTAGGTATGCGTTTGTCATTATCCATATGGTTTTCCTTGTTTGATTAATCAGTTAGTAGTATATCTTAACTACTACTCTATGTCAAGTAGTTTATCTTGCTCGTCTGTAAGTAGTCTGATTTTTATAAGGTCTGAATACACCTTATTATCTTCAACATATTTTACAAGTAGGTCATGTAATAGTTTAGATATTCTAAGTTGTTTTAGTTTTAATGCTTGTGTTTTATCTATCATAATTTCTAACAGTCAGCAGGTACAACTGATTTGAAACCTGCTAACTGTATTAGTTATAGTGCCAATACTTTGAGAGGGAGTTGGCACTCGGCTAATTTTATTTAGTCATTGGCTGAGAAAAGAATTGATGTATAGTTTGTTTTATCTTTTCTTTTTTTTCAGCTATTGATTTGTAATCATTTGATATAGCATTGTTCATACTTAAAATAGTAGACTGAGTTTCTTTGTTCAACTCTAAACTACTTTTAATTTTACCTTGCCGTTTCTCCCTATCAAATTTCATAGCTTTGTTTTGGGAATGCACGTGGTGGTGTGCTTCGTTTTGTTCTGCCATTGTTATCTCCTCTGTGTTTGTTTGATATGTATACATAATACCATAGGGTAATCTCTGTGTCAAATAGTACAGACAAAAAAAAGCCCTACCGATATTGCTACCGATAGGGCTAGTGCTGTTCACTTTTCATATACCTATATTCCCATTAGACTTATTAACATACCTAAACACAGCCACATGACAGCTACATATAAAATGCTTTTCATATTCTCTCCTTTCATAAGTAAATTAAACATACTCCCACCTTATAGGGTAGTATTTGCTGTGTCAAGTGAAGAAGAATAAAAAAAAGAGAGGGCAATTTTAATTTTGCCCCCTCGCAATTTTGTAAGTTAGTATTTTTTGTTATAAAGCTAGTGAATAAGCTATCAAATGCAATGACAGGTAGCCTACAATCATAGCTATTAAGTATAATAATACTTTCATTATTTTACCTTGATAAACCTTAAAAATTTGCAACCTTTACAGCTACAAATCCACGAATATTCAAAGCTAAATATTTTTTTAAGTATATTCATTTGCTTACCTTTGGTTTAACTTTATTGATTGCCTTAGAATATTTTCTATTTTGCTCATCAATAAAAAGTTGATTAGCTTTCATTAAATAGACACCTATTAAAACAATTAATAAGCAACCAATTATAAAAGATAATTCAATCATTTATTAAAGGGTTAATAAAATTAATATCTTTTACGATCGCATTAACAACAGCAGTTTTTTCATTGTCTGTTTTACTTGTTAGCTTTGATTCCCCATATAAAACCACTAATAAACTAGTCAAAATTTTATTAGTTGTTTTAAGTTCGTTGTTTTTATTTGGATATGCCAAACCAATTATAGTTTTTTCTAGTGTGGCAATTCTTTTTTCTAACTTATCATTAACTTTGAATTGCATATTTTCAACTGACATTTTTTTACCTCTCATTTATTTGTTATTGAACTTTCATAATATC